CTGATCCATAAACAGTGGCGGACGCATAAGTCTTGTCCTCCAATTTTTTGGTGTCCTTACGTAGTTTTTCTACTCCACCTCTTACCTGTTTACGTTCAAATGCGATCTGTCTTTCGACTTCAATTGGTGTCGGCATATGATAGTAGAGTTTTTTACGGATTTTTGTTGCACTTTCGTACAGGTATAAATGAAGAAAGGGACTAGGTTTATCACCTAATCCCTTCCACTAATGTTTCCTAACGTACTCGGATTTTGAGTGCGGTGCGTCTACCAATTCCACCACGCTCCCAAGGCTTTTCAGCAATAAAAGTGTAACAGAACTGCTTAACATTGCACAAAAAAGTATCAAATAGTAGGGAAAACAACATGCTATAGACGCGGCGCATTACGCTATTCCGAAGTCTATTGCGTTTATCTTTGAAGCAAGCTGCTTATCGTTCGAGTGCATATACCTTTCGGTAACTTTCGTCGAACTGTGACCTAGCTGCTTCGCAATGTCAAAGATGTGTACTCCACTTTGATAAAGAAGGGTGCCACATGTATGACGTAAGCCATGGAATGTCCATCCCGCATCTGGGTAAGGCTTATCAATATGCTGAAGAAGTTTATAGAAACGTCTTCTTAAGGCATTTGGTCCTGACCAGTCGTCCCCGAATAAGAATGTCCTATTCTCATTGCACCTTCGTACAAGCATGGGAACTAAAGAATCGTGTATGCCGCATGTCTGGGCAGCAACGTTTTGGTTCTTTGGCTTAGTAACAGTAATTAGCTTTTGATCTAGGTCCACGCGCTCTGGTCTCAGAGTTAGGATCTTGTCTTGTCTTATACCTGTTAAGGCAGCGAACAAAACGATCTCGGCTAAAGCTAGATTACTTAAGTCATTCAACGCATGTAGATACATAGCTTGAAGCTCTTCTGCTGTGTAGGCATAACGCTCTTGTGCATCCTTGTTGATGTTGAACTTTTGGAACCTTGGAATTACATATTCACTAGGAATAAGCCCATTTTGTTGGCTATGATTTAGTACGGCTGAAACTGCTGAGACGTATCTATTTAAAGATGCATGTCTCATTGGTTTTCCATTGCCACCATCTGCCTTTAATTCACCGCAATCCTCAAGAATTAATCTATGAGTAATCTTCGTGACATCGAATTGATGTGTGTGAAGATCAGTGAACTTGCCTGCGTATAGAAGGGCGGAATATCTTCCGGCTCCTTGCCAACCCGGTCTTGTTTTGGAAGTGAACTTAAGGCATTCACCCCAAGTTACTTTTTTAGCCTTCATAAAGAACTCGTTTGATAGTACGAACAAGGGATTTTCCCTCTTCGCTGAGCTTGTAGATCTGCTTACGCTGATCAGTCGGATCGCGATACTTAATGATCCAACCCAGTCCCTCCTTGTTTAAACGATGACGACCAGATAGCCAGTCACAGTTTCGAGAGACGCTTGCTGAACTCATTGCAAGTCCAACATCAGGATCACTTAGTTGTTTCTTTGTAACATCATCATGTGATGCTATGTATAAGAAAACAGCGACAGTTTGACATGGAATCTCTTTATCATGACTTCGGATTATCTCCATTACCATTAGTAATTTCGACATCGTTAGGTCTGTTAACTGCCTCCATGGATCTGGTGTCATTGTTCCTAGAGTTAGGACTACCCCACTCTAGCATCAAATTACCAAAGTGGAAGGATAACTCGAAATAATTAGCATTATCAATACCTATATAGAAGTCTCCTTTTGAAAAGATCTGCATATACAAAAAAGAAAGGACAATCAGAAGATAACTATCATTAATCAGTAGGTATATCTACTTGTAACAAATCATTAGCGATTGTTTGATAACTAGGATGACCCTGTATGTATGTCTTTAATGCCTCATTTGCTATGTCGTTAATACTTCTTTGTGAGTATGCTGCAAATACAGAAAGCTTGTGATGGCATGTATCTTGCATGTTCACAGTGATCCTTTTCATTAAAATTTGTCGAAGTTCTTAATACAGTAGCGAAAAATACCTAGCCGTCTACTAACTAGGCTATATATAGTAGCTACCGATACCTATGTAATTTCGTATGTATCATCTGATACCTGCTCTGTAATCAGTTTGATCAATTCGTCCTTGTTCGAGTGGTTATCAATTTGTTCGATAAGCTGAGATAATGTGTTGATTGATCTATTTAAGGTGGTCATAATCGTAAGGATCTGAAGGTGATAAGTGGAATGTTCCGTCCATGGAAACGAGTGTGAATGTTTCGTTGTTTTCCATGCACTGTTTGACGCGCTTCTGCGCCCATCGTGTTTTGTTGTAATAGACTTCCTTAATCTTTCCGGTCTTAGGGCTTTGAATACGAATGATGCAAGACACTGAGTCAGGGATTAAATAGCCATCTACCTTCCAATGACTGAATTCTTCAAATGTCAGAGGTTGGTAGAAATCGTCGGGCATGTCCTTGTAGGCTTGCCAATTGTTCGGGAGGTACTTTCGTTTTGCCATTTGGTTGAATATCTATAAGGATGTTTTGATGTCGATCCGCCCATCGTTTACAAGTCCATGCAATGTCTTCGATGTCGTCCGTATCTTTAAAAGCAAAGTATCTATGATTAATATTTCCATCACTGCTGTATGTAACCTTGAATGATTTCATAGGCATTAACCGAATGAGTGAACGTTGTAGTGTTTACGAATAGGTTTATATCTTGGTCGTCTACTCTTTACATAAATACGTAGGAGGATTTCTGTTTTCATACTCTCCCTCTTAAATATGCTTTCGTCCTTGCTCTTGCATGTCGTATAGCTTGCGGTCTCTTAGTTCCCTTTGTATTCTTATAGATTTGTCCCTCGATTGATTCGAGGTAGTCGTATTGAGCTGCTATGCGTTGACAGTGTTCGCAGTCGCATCCGTGGTGTAGTGGTGTGCTCATGCTGCCACCCACCAGTCTTGTTTATCGACCATGGTGTCGCAGCCTTGGCAGGTCAGACCACACCATGCGAAATGGTAAACCCAACTATAAGATCCACAATGAGGACACTTAAGTTCTTTACCGTACTTACCTGCTCTGGTGTACTTATGTACTTTGATGAAATCATTCATAGTTCAGTTACCTCCTTACCTTGTTTGTCAAAGCATTTGTTGAGCATTGGTACGCCAAGGATGCCATCGTCCTTAAGTAAGGAGAGCATGTCCTTGAACCACCTGTTATTAACTGCGTGTTGTTCAGGTGTGAGAGAGTTGAAGTGTTTTTCACTCCAATTGTTAGTAGTCATAAGTCACCTCGTTTCGGCTATGTATGGAAGTTGTTTTTTACTACAACCATCTACGTCTAATACTTTTAGTTCGTAGCATCCTTGACCTCCTACCATCTTTGCTGCAATACCTTCGGGACATGCAGATGGAGGATGGTCAATTTGTATAAGGAAATAAGAAGTGTCTCGTTTTTTAGTAGTCATAGTTAATAGCTCGGGTCTCCGAGTATGGATGGTTTAGTAAGATCAAAGATCTCGTAATAGTGGTGAATACCTTTATGTACGTAGTCCTCGTCTGGGCTGTCACAGTGGACAAAGCAATACTCAGCAATATGTCTCTGGTCTGTATAGGATTCGTTGGGTAAGATCTTTTGAACAGTATCCAAATACTCCTGTACGTCCTTGACGCTGAATGCGAATCGAATGGTCATTACGTCCTTGTCTTTAGTTAGTTACGTCCTTGCTGATGCTTGTGAACAACAAGGAGCCTCCTTGATTGTGAAAATGAGAGTGAAGATATACCAATGTCCTTGATATATCCTCACTATGTATTACTTAAGGTCTACACTTATGAATAACAAATTGTTTATTAGGGTATGCAATTTGTAATTGTTGTAATCTAAACTCAACATCATTGTTATGTATTAACTTACTATCAAGGGAGCGACCTTGCCCCGGTAAGTTAACCTCAGTACATGTAATATAACTGTACTGAGTAGCATCTATAGGTAGCATTACTGATACCCGTGAAACTTATTCATTACCGCAAGATGTATATCTTGAGGTGAATACATTGGTAGCGTACCTGTTAAGGTAGCTTCCTCTATTACTTCCTCGTAATAGGTCTCATATAGAGATTCATTGTTAATGTTTGACATAATAAAAAATAAATAATTGTACTAAAGTGGAAGGATATTAAACAGCAACTAACTCGCTGTTAGTTACTGAGTATGTGACATCTAATGCATTTGATTTGAATGAATACCAAGCACTAGAGTCAAAGTCATAGTGACGTCCATGGTCAATGACATACCAGCAATGATTCTTTTGATATACACCATTCTTGGTGCCATCTAGAAACTCATTGATGATCGCATTGAGGCGTGACTTAGTAGTAACAGTGCGCCATCCGGCGTTACTTATACTTACATCGCCATTGTCCTTGACAGTGGCTATGTGATTACCATGTAGGTAGACGTCAGAATGAGAGTTAAAACTTCTCACTACCTCCGTGTTAGAACTACGCCAATTACCTTTGTTATTAATAGCAAAGAGCATAGCCTGTTCAATCTTTCGCATGAGAAATAAAGGCTACTCTCATTGAGTAGCAACGGATGATAAGGGAATCGAACCCTTAACTATGGATAGACAATCCATGGTTATGACCATTTAACTAATCATCCAAAGGGGCAAAGCCCCAGTCATATCAAGCAGCTTGAAGCATCCTTGGTAACCAACGTGATGTTGGTGAGCTACCTACTAATTCATAAGTAAGAGCACCAGCTCTATCGTTGTAGTTACGTAGAAGCACTGCTTCTTTACGTAATGATTGAACCCAGAAACCTAGTGATAGGTTGGGTTGTAGCATCAAGTTAACTAGCTTTGTCCTTGATACATTGCGGTAAAGGTATTCACCTCCACTTGTGAATCGAACTAAAGCAGTAGCTTTAATAGGATTAACAGCAACAAACTCGACAGCTTCGCTGTATCTTGATGAGATAATAAACATGATAATAAATATAAAGAATAAAAGGGCTAAAGCCCAGAGATAGCAGGGGATTCGAACCCCGCAAGCCCCTATACAAAATCCATAGGTGGAAGAGTTTGTATAGCTACGCTATCTTGTTTGAAAGTGTCACGAAATAGAGTTGCAACCTGATTGATTAGTTCTTTGTACTCGGTAGATATGGTCACGCATTTGGTGTCCTCATTCTTACCCTTCCATCGTCCTTGTACGTCGCTGATGGTGTAGCCATCAAAGCGAGTATCAATGCAGGATTTGCAGAATTCATCCCACTCTTGGTTACTTACGTAACCACCAGAAGGGATGTCTCTACCCATGAACATTTGATAAGTTTGCATAATAAAATAGATGCACAAACCTAGTCCACCACTTGCAGGTGGATGCATCCTTGTCGATGCTAGGTAATCATGTTCTCATGATGTTGATGTATAAACTCAGTTAGCACGGGCTGCTTGGCTGATTTATTTAGATCCTTAGCTCTCGGTTGGCTAAGTCTGCGACTTATCAAGGTCGCGCTGTCTTGTCCTGAAGGGGCACCGGACTCATCTGTCTTGACGACAGAGCGTAGCTCTAAACTTGTTTGTATGACTCAGTTGAAGGGGCACCACTGAATCAGATTTGGTGAGGCTGAAGGGACACCGCCTCGGAGTTAAGTCTCATGGATTCTGATTGAATCTTGAGAACTCTCTCACTCTCTAGTCGAGAGTTCGAAAGATCTCAATCTTCAAGAATCCTATGAAAGTACAATAACCGATAACCTTCCACCTTTGCAAGCATCTAATTCGCAGAAAGTGCAGAGAATCCAGTGGTAGCAGTGGTGATAAGAATCTCTTATATAAAACTAATCGGCTACATTTTGTGAGTCGTGGTCTAGTGTTTAGCTATTGTCAGCAAATGAGGATACAGATCGCTTGTGGCTCACCTCACGCGCGCGCGGTAGTTGGATCACCCGAGCGCGTGCGTTAATTGATCGCGAGGGCGTGATGTCGGATTGGTAGTGCGACACCATCCCAGTCATACCAAAGGATCTCAGCAAATATCACGCGCGCCTGCGTTAATTGATCGCGCCTGCACGCGGTATATTGATGCCCCTATGGGGACGTCTGCGTCCGCCATACCTCGATATAAGGCTTCAGAAAATTATGCCAAATTCTCACAGGCTTTAGCGAAATCCTTATTGAATTTATCTAACCCCTGATCTGTTAATACGTGAGAGACCATCTTATCGAAGACACCCACAGGGATTGTGCATATATCAGCTCCTTTTTGGAAGGCTAGCCCGACTGACCGGACATCGCGAATTGAAGCAGCTAAAACCTTAGTTTTTATGCATTTTAATTTGTAGAGGCTGGCTATTTGCCCTATAAGATCAAGCCCATTAAACGAATTATCATCTAATCGACCCACAAAGGGAGAAACGTAAGTAGCACCAGCAATGGCAGCCAGTATTGCTTGGCTAAGGCTAAAGACGAGAGTAACATTGGTTCTAATTCCGATGTTGGATAAGTATTTACAAGCTTTTATCCCGTGCATGGTACAAGGCAGCTTTACAGTTGCTGAAGTACCATACTCTTTATGAATATTGAGACCACGATCAATAAACTCGTCCTCTGTGTCAGCAACGACTTCGATGCTAACGTCATTAAGGTTCGGTATATTAACTAAGTTGTGGTAGACGTCATAGGGATTGTTATTAAGACTTGATTTAAGAATTAAGGATGGATTGGTGGTTATACCTGAGATTAATCCAGTACCTATTCTTTCGACGATGTCCTCTTCGGAGGCAGTGTCTAAGAATATGTTCATAGTATTAATACGTATAATAGTATTGAGCGTTGTAGTCGCGAGTGGACGAGTAAATAAATTTCTAGGACATCATTAAGGGATGTCGGCTTAGTAATGGATTTAGGCGGGGGAGTCCACCCTTCTCCCCCTATTAATCCGTGGTATATCTAAACCCAAGTGGGGACTGAGTTTCCGTTAGATTTACCTCTAGCTTCTTTTCTTTGGTCTACGTTCATTCCGAGGACGAGGTGATTAGTAGCTGCTTGGGGGTCGTCCATAAAGGATTCAAGCAAGTCAGCGAACTCTTCGTCTTTACGGAGTTGGATCTGTGTCTGTGCTGAAATAGATAAGGAGTCGGTAAAGTATTGAACTGCTTGAGCTAAGCAATCTAATCTGTCGTCATGCTTGACTGCGAATTTCTCACGGCACATTCTAGACATTTGGTAGAAGAGCATGTAAAGGAGTCTTTTTTCAGGAGCTTCGTCTTTATTAGAGTTGTAGTCCCATTCTACGACGCTCCTATTGACAACCAAGCGATGTTGATTAAAGACAGGCTCAAGAGAATCAATAATACGATCTTCTTTTCTAACGTTAGCTCTGGTTTCTTCAATATAGATACGTTGTTTAGTGTTTTGAATATGTTTTTTAAATAGTTCAGCGACGATACCGTCACCGAAGTTAGATTCAATAAGAAGTGTTGTCGCATTATATTTCTTACAACCTTTAAGGATGTCTAATAAGGTTGTGTCGCTATAGCCGTCTCTGTACGCCCTCATTTCGTGGAGGTAGAGGATACCATTACGTTGAGACATATAGCTAACTGCGGTCTCATCTGATCCTCTTCCGGAGGGGTCCACGCTGCAAATAGTTTCGGAGTAGTCTTCCCATTTCCCTACGATATCCATAGGGGAGTAGAAATAGTCTCCGGGTAAGCCTACGGTAGGTAGGTCTTTTATTATATTACGTGGATCTGAGCACCATACAACGGACTCTGGAGCCTGCTTAGGGTTGACTGCTGTAATGATTAGGTCTGCTGTTTTAAGTGGGAACTTTTCAGCGTCAGATAAGCTGGTATCCAGCATAAACTGAAGCATGAAGTTAGACCTACCCATAGAAGCTTCACGTTCGACTAAGTCTTCGTCGTCAAATCTATCAGGGTCAGTACATTCCCAAGATTGAGCACCTTGATCTATGTCTGCTTGAAGTTGTGGAGCTATTTGTCCTTCATAACTGGAGAGTTTTCTTGGGTATCTACTCGGCCAAACAAAGGGACGATACGAACGCTCTGCCAGCTTATTATAGACAGTAAAACAACTCTGAGGAGTCCCGAGATAGCAAATACGAGAATCATCTTTTGGTGTGAGAATTGATTCCGCTTCCGTGCAAAGTTGAAGAAGTTTTTCACGCATCATCTCCGTCATGGAGTTTCCGGGGACTTCGATATCGTCTAGTACCATAAGATCCGCCCGTGATCCAGTTAGCTGACCAGTAATACCCACGCTCTTCACTGAAGGTGCTTGATGCGGCGCGCAATTTACGTCGAATGAGATACGGGACCATCTTGAGTCGTCTGATTTGGGTTGCAAATGTGCTAACCATGGTGTTTCGATTATTAGTTTTTGTAGGAAGATCGACATGTTGTCTGCGCGTTCTTTAGAAGCGGAGATGATCATGATCTTCTTTTCTGGGTCTTTAAAGAGTGTCCATAACACGAACGCACCTGTGATCCAAGACTTACCAACTCCTCGGAAAGCTTGGATCTGTAGACGTTTTGGTCCGTGTTGTAAGTAGTCAGCTATTGCGTATTGCGCTCTAGTTGGTGAAGGGAGGTCAAGCTGTTCCCATAATGCTTGCAGAAACAGCTTGAAATCGTCCTGTAAGGACGTTAAAACGTCATTCATGTACGAAAGTGGAACGGTTTATTTAACAAGCCTTAGAAGGCTGTTTAAAGCCTCTTTGTAGTCGGAGTAATTATCTAGGCTTAAGTTTCCTATTACTACGTTTGAGTCAATATGTATAACGTCGATAGCATTTTTAGAATCGTTCATCTTTATTGCCAGTGGTTCACCTTTGATTGACTTTAAATGTCTTTCAACTTTACTTTTAAAGTTAACCCACTTAGGTTCATTCCATAAGAAAGTATTTAATGGGTCTGAGTTATTTCTTTCAGGTGTACCCCAGACATCCCACCATCTACTCTTAGTATCTATATTGTGTTCAATAATCCAAGCAGATGAACCTGTAGCTTGTACTGATCTGAATTTGATTTCACCACTTTTAGTTGTATAGCGTCTTTTAACGTATGTAATGCCATCTCTTTTGTTATTAATTGCTCTTTGTTTCTCTAAGTTTTTAAAACTTTGTCTGCTTTCTTCATTTGACCAAGATATTCGTTTATCTCTTGTTTTACCAGCAGCTTTGTTAGTTAGTTTTCGTTGAGCTTGTGGTTGAGATGCTACATAAGGACCGCCCTCAAATTTACCACCTTTTGCTCTAGCACCATATTTTCCACCAGTAAGTTTCATACGGTGTAGCTGCCCACCGATTTCTCTAGAGAAACCTAACTTGTCATATAACGAATATATTTGTTCAAAGTTGACATGACCTTCATGCCCCTCTTGTGCTTGATATAAGAATTTCATAGAAGCACCAAAGTCTTCTAAGTGTTCTCTTGTGCCGGGTTCATGTTCACTTTTCCAAGATTTTAACGTCTCTTCTAGTTGGTTAAAAGGTTGTCTAGGTTCTGCTTTTAATCTGTTAAATGTATAGACAGC